ATCAGATCGGATGCAGCGTATGGCACAACCACGTCCTGCGCCGGGACGAACTTGGCCACCGGACGCTGCTTGATGTTGTCGAAGTAGAGCTTCTTGAACGTGGACCCCGAGAGCGGGAGATAGAACAGCATCTGATCGGTATCTGGATCGTACTCTTCCATCCGGTCCATGATCAGGTAGTTCATGTAGTCCTTGACCCGCTGTGCCTGCTCGAGGCGCTCAGGGGTGTGCTTACCAAGAACCTGCGTCTTCACAGGGCCACCCGATGGCAGGATCTCTTTGTACGCCTGCGCCTGAAACTGGGTGACGCTTTCCGCGATCAGCGGGTGTGTGACGCTCGATGCGCCCTCAAATGGTGTGGAGCGTTCAACCGACTGCACGCCCAGCAAGTCAAGACCCTTGGTGTAGGTCTCTTCCCAGTCCTGACGCGAAGACATGTCGTCCTCGTAGGCGCCAACCAGATCGCTGGCGATCTCGCCCAGAGTGTCGTCTTCCAGAAAATCAGCGAGGTTGGAATCAAACGGGATCAGTTCTTCTTCTGTCATGCCCTCTGGCATCATCCCGGACAGCGCTTCGACCAAAGCCCCGCCGTCGTCCATCTGAGTTACCTGTGCGCCGCCCGCAAAGTCTTCGGGGCCATTCACGGGAACATCAACACCGAGCCCGTCCTGCATATCGACAGGACCTTCCCGTCGCTCGACCATGTTGCCGAAGGCCTGTGGAGGTAGCGCCATCAGTAGTACTCCCGTTTGCGAGGCACCTGATCACCGAAATCAAGCTGCTCCTCTTCATGTATCAGAACGAAACCACCTTGGCGGAAACGCATCAAAGCCAAGGTCATACTATCACAATAATCGTCATGTTCACCATTCGGAAATGAAGCGATCTCTTCTATGACCTCGTCTGCAAACTTCTTGTCCCTCGGGGCCCAGACCATTCCGGCCTCAAACAGAGGGGAGACAGTATGCATTCTCGTTGTTTTGTCTACACCACCGCCGCCCGCGCGTCTACCGGGCGAGAAGCCCATAGCAGGGATGCCCCGCGCACGCAGCTCGTCAATCAACGGACCACCGGTGGCCTTCTTCTCCACGATGACCATGTCCGGCTCCCAGTACTCGCACTCCTCGTACGCCACTTCCTTCAGCTCGGGAAAGCTCCAGCGGCCGCGCTGCGCATCCAGAAGGATCACGTTGTCGCCGCGCCCCTCCTCCGGCTCAAAGATGCCCCACGTTGTGATGGCCGAATAGTCGGCCGTCTCCTTTTTCGAGAACGCTGTATCGTAGGCTTGGATGATGTACTTCAGAGGCGGGATCTTTTCCTTCTCCCACTCCTTCCACCACTCGCGCCGGATGATCGCGGACCCTGTGCTCGTAGGCTGCTGCTGCCACTGCGCGGACCATTTCTGAACAGGGAGCGACGCCTTGATCGAGAGCAGGGAATCCTTGTCCCAGAACTCCGGCCAGAGCGGGTTACCCGACGGCAGCAGAGCAGGGAACTCGACCACTTCCCACTGGTCCGACATCGGATCAGCAGACTGCTGCGCAAGCAAGCGGCCCGTAAGATCCTTCTTACCCCAGCGCGTGTTGTGGCTGACGATGCCATTCGCGATGAAGTTTTCGGTCCGGTCTACCTCAACGTCAAAAACCTCTTCGTCCCCGTCCGGAACAATACTGACAACCCTATCCGTTGTGAAGTTGGAGATACTTTGCTGCGGAGCGGAGTGTCTCAGGGTTCTTTCCATACCCGACGGCAAGGTTACAGTCGTTGCATAAGAGGCCTCGGACCTTTCCTGTCTCGTGGCAGTGGTCGATACATAGTTTTCCGGCCCAGTGAGCGCGAGTGTTTTTTGCGCCAGGTTCGCACCCGCAAACATCGCATCGATTTTCTCGCTGGAAAACCATGTCCTCGTATTGCTCAAGAGTAATTCCGTAGCGATGCTTAATGCGATGCGCGCGGGCGTGTAGCGGGTCTTTTTTGCGCTGGTTTCTTTTATTGTAGCAAGATCGGCACAAACCTTTCGCAGATACTGGGCTTGAGCAATGATCAACTGCGCATTCAACACCGATCCACTTCCCATGATGCCCCAGCTCGCGGCGAGGGGCGTTTGGGTTTTTCCGGTGGTAAGACTCTCGGCTTTGGCATGCCGAGCAAAGCCCCGGTTTTGTTTCTGCCCTAGAAGGCCTGTTGCATCCCGAAGTGATACAAGTTCCATCCCCGGGCTCAGATCTCGCAGCTTGACCCATTTTACGGTCCCTTCTTCTTTGACGAGAAACGGGTGCCTCTCGTTCGCTCGAAGTGTTCTGCCAGATTGTGTCAGTACTTTAAAGACCGAGTCAACACCACTTGACTGCCAGTTGTTTATTTTTGCGGTGCTTAACCGCCCTTTATCGTAGGTGACAACTATATCTCCGGGTCGCACATCCCTAAGAGGTTTTTCTACGCCGTCGGCCATAAGCACAGGGGTGTCCCCTGTCATACACATGACCAAGATGATAGAAGCCCCCGGCTGCAGACGCTGACGAGGACCCGAGGTGTACCATTCGTACGCGTTATCAAACGCGCTCTCGCTCATTGCGTCCTGCTCCGAGTGCGGGTCATCGATGATGAACAAATCCGCACCACGGCCGGTGACAGCGGCGCCAACACCAGCAGCGAAGTACTCACCACCCTTGTCCGTGCCCCACTTGCCCGCACCCTTGTTGTCCTCTTTGAGGTTGGTGTTCGGGAAGATCTCTTTGTACTGCGGGTCGTCAATCAGATCTCGGACCTTGCGGCCGAACCGAACGGCCAACTCGGTGTTGTGGGTGGCCTGAATGATCTTGAGCTTCGGGTTCCGGCCCAAGAACCAAGCGGGCATCAGAAAGGACGCGAACTCAGACTTGGAATGACGCGGAGGCATGTTGATAATCAATCGCTTCAGCTCGCCACGCGCCACGCGCTCCAGCTTTTCAGCAATAATCCGGTGATGCTCGCCCTCGATGAAGTTCTCATAGACGTGGTTGGCAAACACCATAAAGCTGTCCGTCGCCATCTCGCGTATATCAAGCTTCTTCTTGGCCTGCGTCAGAGCCAAGATCTGCCGAAGTACGTCGTCTGGCAGCGCGTCAAGATCCGACATTCAGCCGCTTTCTGTAGTTGCCGCCGACATGCTCAAACCCGAGCCGCTGCAAGAGCTCCCCGGTCCGCGCTGCGTGGACATTGGTTGTGACGCCCATGTAAAGCTCCGAGGCCCCGCGCTCAACAGCCCAGCTGCTGAACATCTTGAGCAGTTTGACCGCGGTCCGTGAACCTCGGTACTCGGGCCGCACATACCAGACGAAATCGCTGGCCAAAGCGCCCTTGCTAAAAAAGTACGGGGAGACCGAACCTGCGATCATGCCCACGGCCTTGTCGCCGTCGTACGCCAGCGCCCCGAATCCGGCAGGATTGTCGATCACCATCTGTATGATGGACTGGGCAGAGCGTTCGATGTCGAACTGCACAGCGACATAGTCGCTCTCTTCCTGCATCGCGATCCCTAGCTGCAGGATGTCGCGCAGGCGGTTCGTTGAGAAGTGTTCGTATTGCATCAGCCCAAACTGGCGAGGCCCATCTGCTTCAGTGCTCGTGTCCCACTTCCTGCGGCAGGCCGACGAACAGATGAATCCAGCATCTGGGTCCGCGGAGTCTCCATCATTCCAGACAAGTCTAGGTATGACAGAGCATCGGGCAAAGAGTCAAGGAAGGAGTTGTTTGAAGCTTGTTCCTCGCCCTCAGGTCGAGCAACAGGGCGGTACGAGCGCTCAGGTGGTACCTTTGCACCGGGGCTGCCAAGGATCTTCTCGACGTAGTTCTGAGTCTCCTCGAACGGAGGGATGCCGCCGTGTTCCAGAACGGCACCCGGTCCTGCGTTGTAAGCGGCCAGTGCCAGAGGCATGTTTCCGTCGAACTTATTAAGCATGGCGCCGAGGTAATCCGCCGAGAAGCGAAGGTTCTCTACCGGGTTCATCAGGTCTTCGGCCGCCAGAGGGCGAACGCCGTAACCGGGATCTCGCGCAGTCTCTGGCATGACTTGGCCAATACCAGAAGCGCCTTTGTTGCTGACAGCAGAGGGGTTGAAGTTGCTCTCCTGCGCAATCAGCCGCCGGAACACGTTCTCGGGTATCCCTACCCGAGCCGCGTTTTCTGCGATCAAAGCGTCATATGCTGTCGGCTCCGCCATTAGAACGTTCCGCTGAACTTCGTGCCCGAAGACTGACCGGGCTTGCAGCCGCGGACCATGCCGCCATCTGCGAACTTCTTGGCCGGACGGTCAGGACGAGCAATAGGGCGCAGCGAACGTTCAACGGGATTGGGACTCTCGGTCATTGCGCCGGTCGTGGACATCTCGTCATAGGGCATCGGGCGCGGGCGCTCTGGCCTAGCAATGGGCCGCAGGGAGCGGGTGACTGCGGCGTCACTTGTCATTGCTCGAGTTGTAGACATCTCTTCGTCCGGCATCATACGTTCACGCTTTTTGGTAGGCTTCATGGCTGACTCCAAGGTCCAAGGTTCGAGGCACAATATCAGGTCTTGATCATTTCTTCAATCGTTCTGCTCT